CCTTGCTTTGAGGTCTGCGCACTGTGGCAGACCCGGAACCCCAGGTGCTTTGGGGGGTTGGCGATTCCGTGCAGTCTCTCGGCATTTTGTTTAGCACGTAAATCTTTATAGAATGTGTAGAGCCAATTGCTGACAAGACAATCGACACAATCGGTGCTGCAACCGTACACAACCAAACGTTTTGGATCCTCGGTTGAAACCGAGCCATACGGACCCACTTGTTTGCAGCAAAGGGAGTTTGCCTTAGACCTCCACCCTTCGGTAGAGGCCCCAAGGAAAGTCAAACAACTTCCCCCAGACAGGACCGGAAAACTCCTTCCCCAATCTCGAAAGATGAAGGAAGTATGAGTCCGATTCTCGTTCGGGCTGTAGGCGTACTGGGTCGACGTGAACGTCGAGCAGTTCCCGCACCATGACCCCCGGCGGCATTGGAAATTCTAGCGGTACCAGAAATCGATTTGATCGAACCAGCCTTTCGGCTAACTCGATCTGTGGTCGCGTGAGAGCGACGTTGATATCTGGGATCGTTCGGACTCCAAAGCCCCCGAGTGAAATGGGGAGAAAGAGGTTCCTCCCCCTCGCCTCCGCTTTGATCTCAGCGCGGTGCATGGCGATGTATTGTTTAAACACATCCGCTTGCTTTCCCTTCCAAGCACCCCGAACAACTTCGTTTATGACGGAGATGTAGGGGCTAAGCTTGGTCTCCTCCTCATCACCTCCGACCTTTGCGAGGACCTTGTGGTTTCCGACCATAAGGCCAACGTTCAGGAACGGAATGATTTCAGGGGTGGGATTAGCCTGCCGTAAGTCCATGACCACGGAGACAGAGTTGATGTTCGCATAGCTGGAATGGATATAAGCCTTGCCAGGGCTCATTTCTAAACCAACCTTGCGACCGAGCTCCTTGTGAAGCTCCCACTCTGCCTCGGTCCCTATATAGAGCATATCGTCGCCGTTGATCCTGACGGCAGCGAGTAGATCTTTAAGGGAAGCCTTTGGGCGAAGGCGCCGACGAACCGTAAGGTATAAACCGAGGTTCGCCAGGCACAGGATGGGGAAGGACAGAATGGAACCCATAAGCTGACCGTTGATCTGGTCGACCGGTTCGAGTTGCACACCTGCCACCTCTGGGTATTGGATCCGATGAGGAGCCAACACACCTAGAAGGAGGTTGAGTAGACTTTTCGAACCGGTTTCTGCGAAAGCCCCAGTCGAGACCTCATTCAGTAAACTGAAGAGGATCTCCTGAGACAAAGACGCGGAAAGACCGTCTGTCGCCGCACTGTAATCGATACTAAGCCAAAACTCCTCACGGGGTTGGCCGAATTTCGACTGAGCGGCGTAGAGGTCCATGAGATCCGTTGGATCAAATGGCCTCCCGATCAGGCTGAAGGGCTCCATCTGCCTCATACAACCATGAAGGATCTTTTGGACAGGTTTCGCGAGATAGTACTCCAGACCCTGGCCTTTCGAGATGGTTCGAACCTTAAAGGGTTCGAGCACTGCCTCGACTTTGGCGTTGAGTCTTGGAATGGCATCCTCGTAAGAGTATGCACGTTCCCGCAACAGGTCCTCCAGATCCTCCATCTCCCCGGGTCGCACTACGTGGTAGGCTGCTTGGCCTGCCAACACCTTCTTGTCCTTGAACGTTGGTGTATCGTAGACGGTCATGCGACCCAAACTTTCCGATTCGCGGAGAGCCGACCTAAGGCCTAGTTTCTCGCGGAGCAAACCGGACTGACCACCAAGCTTCCTACCCACCTCGAAAGAGGCGTGTTAAGAAGCCTTGTGAACAGCCAGCTCGGGGCTTCTAAAGACCCGACGAAGCTCAAAACGCGTTCGACTGACTATTCGGTCGATAACTGCCGCGAGGTTGTCCAACACCTCGTCTAACAGCTCTCCCTCGTCTCGAAGAGGGTCCGGCATTTGCATTTGCACCCGATGCTTCTGGAAGTTCTCAAGAACAATATCCGGAGTAACGGGAGCCGCAGCACGCTTTGACTGAAGGAAAGAATACCAGAGATGGACATTCTTTCGACTTTTACAGTTGAAGCGCTGGCGCATCCAACGCCAGGCCTTCCCACTGAAGTGGAAAGGCTGATCTGCCTCTACCGGCGGCTCATTTCCTAGGAAGTAAGCCAACGGCCAGAGAATGGTGTATTTTGCCCTCTTAAGGAAAGTCCCCTCATGTGGCACATCGAGATACTCGATCAGCTGTTTTCGAACAGACTGTACGACATCGAATGGAGCCCCATGGTGGCGAAGCACTAGTGCAACGCCGTGGACGAATACTTGAACCCTGTCACCTTTAACGTCGGTGGTTCTTCCCGACGAACAGGTATCGTTCCTATTATGTTCGCCCGACTCTCGCGAGTCAGCTTTCATACACATGGAATGAAAATCAGATTGTAACAGTGGTGACGTGAGTTACTACTATCTGGTGTAGGATTTAGTTGCTTTGATCGAAAGATTAAACAACAGGGAC